TCGGATTGTACATCTTCTTGTGCATTTGCCAGAGTTGAGGCGAGCCCACCCTGAAATTTTTCCGTAGCGAAGCCTTCCACCAAAAGACGCAGTCTGAAATCTTATTTGAGCGCACGGTGTTGTCCAGCACCAGGGCCCCGTAGTCTTCCGTGCAGGCCTCCAAAACCTTGTTAAACATTTCGAACGTAGGAAAGATACCAAAAAAGTTCTTGTAAAGCTTTTCCCGATTTGCCAAAACCGGTTCCTTGAAAACGAACACGAAATCACAGTTCGCCCTGAGCGCCGGCGGGAGGTCGATCGCGTATTGCAAAGTCATGAGAAAGAATATCTTGTAGTGACGCCCGTTCAGGAAGATCGTCCTGAGCTGCGTGTCGCGCACGAACTTCGTGTCGTACATGCAATCGTCTAAAATAATGAATGCATTGTTCCCCGGTTTGTCCTTGTTTGCCCCGTTCACTAGTTTGCGTTGGCGCTGGATAACGCGCTCGATGGCCTCCTTGTCGAAATCTGGGAAAACGCACAGGTCTGGTATGAAACTTCCGTAAAAAGAATTGCCCTCTTCCGTCCCGTTACACACGATCCCGCACGGTATGTCTCTCTTATGGAACATGATGTCCTTGACGGCCACTGATTTACCGGAGCGCCTCTTCGCCACGAAGATGGACGTTGAGTCGTTCGGCATGTTCTCTGGCTTGAATTTCCTGAGTTGCAAATTGAGACCGCTCATCCTGGTACATGTGTGGGTTTTAAAATCAACTATTTTCCTCACTATCAGTAGAGATGGCACTCAAACTCGCAGCCGTCGGAGCGGTGGACACGTGGCTCACGGCCGAGCCGACGTACTCACACTTTCTCCAGAGGTTCAGGCGTCACACGCGATTCTCCATCGAGACGATCGAAAGCCCGTTCGACGGCGAAGTCGATTTCGGGGGTGAAGTGTCGTGTCGAATCCCACAAAACAAGGGCGACCTCATCAAAAATGTGACGCTGAAGATCGCACTCACGGACCCGACCCCGGATTCCGCGGGTAGGAACGACGTGTACTGGACACCGTCGATCATCAGCCACCTGATAGAGCACGCTGATTTGGTCATAGGGGGGCAGACGATCCAGCGAATCACGGGAGAATACATCTTCATGCATCAACAGCTCAATAACTCGTTCGATGAAGTCGACCAGAGCGTCTACTTTTTGACCGGACACGGCAACTTTTTGCGGTACTCCGACGGGGCGTACCTCTACTACGTTGACATACCGTTCTACTTTTACAGAGAACCGTCTCTCTCGATCCCGTGCTGCGCGCTGACGAAACAACTCGTCGAAGTGCGCATCAAGTTCCGTCCACTCCACAAACTTCTCTGGTATACCGCACCGGTAGACATCCCACCGGACGTCACCGCGAAGATCGCCAATGTGAGTCTCGACTGTGAGTTCGTGTACGTCGAAGACGAAGAACGTCGCTATTTCATGACGCGTCCGCTCTCTTACCAGATTCAGCAGCTTCAGGTCTCGTCCTTCAAGATTGACAAGGATCACACGACGCGATCGGTCATGCTCAGATTCAGGCACCCGGTCCGAGAAATGTTTTTCACGTCGACGTCGGATTACGCGGACGAAATCAACACGCCGTTCGATTACGATACCATCAAGCGCGCGACGCTCAGGTTCAACAACGAGATCGTTTTCGATAAAACGCACAAGGAGCTCGTGTATCTCGAGCCCATGCGGAAGTACGTCAACAGCCCCTTTGTCAGACCGAGTCTCATGTTCGACACCAAAAGTACGACCATCGACGCCACGGGCGCCGCGTACTCGCTCAAGGGTGATTTCGGCGTGCACGCGTTCGCCCTCCACCCACTGGATCGAACATCCGCCTCGGGATCCGTCAATTTTTCACGCATCGTACACAAGATGCTCACCATTGAAATCGAGCACCTCTATGCGAACTACGACAGCACCGTCCGGGTGTACGCGGTGAATCACAACACGCTCACTATCGCGAGCGGATTAGCGGGTTTAAAATTTTAGCAGTCTAGTATAAGATGGCGGGACGCGTCCAACTCGAGCTCAGCCGAGGCCCGCAAGAGCGGTTCTTCACGGGTGACCCCGAATTCACGCATTTCCGGAGTGTGTTCAAAAAGCACGTCAATCACGCCACACAAAACATGGAGATCGAGCCGACGACGGCCGTTGATTTCGGGTCGACTGCCAAGTTCATCGTGCCCGCAAAATCCAGTGATCTCATCAGGCGTGCGACGCTCCGCATAAAGCTTTCACCGATCGTTCACCCGTCCGGAGACCCGGTCGGGTGGATCGAGTCGATCGGCCACGCGATCATCGACCACGTCGACGTGCGCATCGGGGACGCGTGTGTCCAGAGACTGACCGGAGACGTGCTCCAGATTCAGAGCGAGCTTCACTACACACAGACGCACCAACAGGCTCTGAAACATCTCATAGGCAAGTACCCCGAGAGGGTCGCCGGCACGCCGGTGTCGAACAAGGCCATCGCCGCGCACCTCGGCGAAGCGTCGGCGGAAACGGTACTGTTCGTGGAGCTTCCCTTTTGGTTCACCGAAGACACGCACGCGGCCCTGCCCCTATGCAGCATCACGACGCAAGAAGTGGAAATCGTCGTCAAGACGCGCCATTATCAGGACGCACCGGATGGGCATCTCATGGTGCGCACGACCGACGGCGCGCACGTAAGTTTCACACAGGGAGTTGGAACCCCGCCGAGCATCACGGGGTTCACTCTAATAACGGAGGGCGTCTTTGTGGATCCCCCGACTCGCAAGGTCATCATGGACGCGAAGAAAGAATACGTCATCACGCAGTACCAGAGAAACCAGGTGACGCTGGAACCGGGTGAGACGTCCGCGCGAATGGCGCTTCGGTTCACGAACCCCGTAAAGGAACTGTACGTAGCCGTCCGCTCGCGCATTCCAGGCGGCTCGTCCCCGTTCGATTACGATAACCGCGTGACCACCGCGGGCACGGGTAACGGTAAGACCACGGGTACTGGTGGCAGACTCATTCTCTACGAACACCTCGATTACATGACGCTCGACCTCGACGGGAGTCCCGTACTCAACGACGTCACTGGAAAGGCTATCTTTCTCAAGGCGGCGCAACCGTTCATGCACCACCGCAAGACGCCGCTCATCAGGCGATTCTACATGTATAGTTTCGCACTCGAACCGGAGTTACCGACTGTCTCGTCTGGATCCATCAATTTCTCCATGGTCAAGGAACAGGATCTCCACCTTCACCTCAATCCCCAGCCGACGTACGCTAGAGACGTCCGCGTGTACGCGTCGTCCTTCAACGTCCTCAAGGTGCACCCCGAGGGAAACGCCGAAGTTATTTTTAACTGCGAAATGTAGTACAGGTATGAAGACAGGCTTCTCAAACGCACGGCAGGAACAAGATGACATGCAAAACAGATACAGCCAGGCGATGTTCGATGTGTGCAGGCCCGTGTTCGAACAGGCCGTCGTGCTCGCGGGAAAGTACGCGAACGCGTGTCAGCGCGACATTCTCCTCGTCGAGGATTTCAAATTGGCCATGAAGTATTGCGTCATGCACCGCGTGGGGTGCACCACGGAATCTTTGTTTCCAGAATTTGAAGACGACGAGGACCCGGAAGATGACATCGAATTAGAATTCGAAGAAGAGGACGTGGACGAAGGAGCGTGGACGCCCTACGAAGGAGACGACCCCGTACTGAAGCGGATGACGAACGCGAACGAGGAATACAAAACGTGGACGCCATCGAACCCGGCTGAAGAATTTCTCAAGTCAGCATTAGATGCTCACGAGATCGAGTGATCCCAATGGCTGGCAGGACGCCGAGTACAAAAAGTTTCGGGCGTGTGGCAGCGATTCATCGTCGTCTGATTCGGATTCCGACACGTCCGACGAGGGGGAATTACCCAGACCCAGGGCGCAGAACATTCGTAAGCCGAAAAAGTACAAGAACATTGCGAAAATTGAACCGCTCGTTCCGGAGTGAAAATTTTCTGAGGATAGTGTATACAAACAATGTCCACCGCTCAAAAGCAGGAAGTCGACGACCGCTTCGATCTCGAAGACGTCACGCGCATCAGCCGCGATGTAGCGGCCCAGCTCGAGAGCCAGGCCCTCAACTCGATCGTTCAGGGTTTCTCTTTCGCCGCCGCCATGTCATGGATGGACGTGTCCAGGTGGGTCATCTCGCGCGTCGTCAAGGGGTCTAAGAACACGGGTCTTCAGTACACGTTGACCGCGACGATGACGTCTCTCTTGTCCATTGTCGTGTACCTCATCGTGTCCGCCCTGTCCAAGAAGGTCGTCAAGCCGACCACGCCGGTCTACGCCATCACTCGTTAGGTCGTCCGAGATACATCATCGCGAGGACACCGAATAAGATTATAAACGCCACGAGAACGTACGCATCGTTCAACCACCACAATGACGTCATTTCGTCGGTATCGTCGCCCAGGACGTCCATGATACCCACGGGATCCGGTAGCTTTTTCTTCGCCAACGCGTCTCGACTCTTCGCCATCGGTTTCAGTCTGTCCAGTGAACACTCTAAGCGCACTTTGAGAGCGTGGTCGCGGTCTCTGAAATCAATAGGGACGAGTTTGTTGTTTTCCTTGTAAAACCACTCGATCTTGAGTGATTCAATCTTTCTCTGCGGGCCTTCCGTAAATCGGTGCGTCACCTCGTCATCGTTCGAAGAAACGGTCATGTACTGCTCAGCGATGGCATATTTCGACATGAAAGTCCCCGTGTAAAAGGGCGTGTTCGAATACACGGTTTGACCGAGCACGTCGGACCCCGCCGTGATTTTCACGACGTACGTCTTAGGTCCGCACTCGAAATCGATGCGCCCCTCGAGATCGATGACGGAGTTAGACGAGCTGATATCCCGCGCCGGCATGCCAAAAACTTGATTCGGCGTCGTCCGAGTCAAATCGCGAGAATCCCAGCCGTCCACGCCCGACTTGAAGAGCAGGGTGAAATCGTCCGAGCTCGCGACGTTGCTGAATTTTAAGGAGTCCCGAGTCGATCTGAATTCGACTGCATCGATCGTCGTGATTCCGGCGTTTGAGATCGACGTCAAAATTTGCGACGCGAGCGTCGATGCGTTCGGGTAATTTCGCTCGTTCAGTGAGACCGTGTACGTGCCGGCGTCGGGCGCGGGGGCGTCGATTCGCACGGAAAACCGATTGTTGTTATCGTGAATGACGAAGTTCGGTGTCGGGATTCTCGCCGACGTGACCTCGAGCGAAGTCACGTCAAAAACGGGCGTTTTGAGGTGCACGGTGTACGCGTTCGGGTTCGGATACAGCGACGCGTCGCGCTCGCCCGAGTCGATATCGATCGTGTGCGCTGTCATGCTGATATATGTACCGAGATTAATTTACAATTTTAACGCCCAGTCTCGGACGCTCTGGGGATAGTCGTCACCCGCTCGCTCACACACGCACAGAACCGTTTCAGGACCGAATACATCGTGCCTACACATCCAGTTCAAAACGCACAGGGACTCCTCCCGAGCCGCGTCGTCTATGAGTACCGTCGGATCCACTGCGTTAGGGTCGATTCGACGGAACAAGTACTCGCACGCTTCGGCGTCGTCGTTGTTGATCGCGATATTAAGCGCGACGCTGTGTGTTTTGTGAACACCGTTTAGCCCGAATCCCGAAAAGCTCGCGCCCACCCACTCGAGCACGCGTGGACGCATGCCCTTCACCGCACCCTTGATACACGCGTCGTACGCACCCGGCGGGTCACACTCGAACCAACCGTGCGATCGCATGCTTTCGAGCTCGTCGAGTCGACCCTCCATCGACGCGACGAACATGACGCGATCGCGTTCCATGGGCGCCGAAAAGTGGCGCAAAGGACTCGTGACCGGGCGTTTTTTGACACGGGACTAGGGTTTAGTGAATTTTCACGCCTGATTTAGCCACAGTGATACGTGCACCCCACGAAGGCTGCCCTGTAGACACAGTTCGCCTCGTCTGTCTGCTGTCCAGAGGCATCGAGGTATCTGATTTTGTACGCCTTTTCCGTGGCACCGGATGGGTCATCTTCCCACTGAATTTGCCCGTGTTCATCGAGATCATTTTCTAACCTGTTAGTCACGATGTTGTGCGCGACCGCGCCGGGGTAGTCCGCGTCCACCTTTTGTTCCACCATGTCGTAGAATTGCATAGACCAAAGCGCCTGCGCGTTGGCGTCGAGACCAGACCACTCGCTCGGCGTTTTCTCCTCCGTCGTCGTTCGGGTAAAAGTGAGACTGTACGTGTTCTGGACATTCGCTTCAAGGTTCGAGTACTCCGCATATGTGACCGTGGGTGGTTCGATGTGTACCGCGTCCCACGCATCTTCCGATGTGACGTTCGCCGTCGTCGTCTTCGTGTATTTGACGTCGTATACCACGTTGGACGTTTGCGTGTACGTCAAAGTGTACGTATTTTGTATGTTCGCTTCCAAGTTTGACCACTCCGCATACGTGACGTCAGAGGGCGAAACAGAAACATTAGACCATTCATCGTCGGCGGTGACTGTCGTCGTCACGAACTCATGGGGAACACCTCTGGTGACTGAAACCATACCCGTGTAGTGGGTCTCGATGACGTTGCTTTGTTTAATGCGTTGAATCGGTTGGGTCGCTGGCTCAAAGTCACAATCCATCGTGATTTTTGCGACCGTGTAATTCATGAGACCCGCACCATCCTGTTTCTGACCGTAGCCAGCCACGTTCGACGTCGTGATGTAATCACCTGATTCAAGTGGACCATTAATGTCGGTCACCCACATGGCCCCTTCGCCGACGGAGTTGATATAGACACGGGTGTCGCCTTTTTCTTTCACAGAAACGGAAACGATATTTCCGTAACGGTCCTGTCGAGTTTCCGGATCTTCGGATGCGGAGATAACCCCGAAACACCTTTTATCCGCGACGACGTTCGAGAGAGACACGACCGGGAGCGATTCATTGGTCGTAATGGCATTCGACCCCACTTCGATACCACCCGACATTTTAATGTATTTGTTTTGGTCGGAAGAGACGATGAGACCTTCTAATTCGTTGGCTTTGGAGAAGGGTACGTCCTTGATGAAAGTCCTGTGTTGACCCGTGAAATTGTTGATTTCGACGGTCGGAGCACTCGAGCTTGAGTCTATCCAAGCCTTTACAACCCGGCTCGTCGCGAATTTGAAATCCGAGTTGTTCGCACCAGTGGGATTCACACCCATGATTTGACCAATCTCCCATGGTTTTACAGCACTGTCGAGGTAGTGTCTAAAATTTATCACGGTATCCTTTTCCGTGTCGTGATGAATATCAATCTGGTGGAATCTAGCAACATCCCGCACCTCCAAAGCCGCTTGAGGAGCCTCCCCATCACCCAAACCGATACCGACCCGCGTCTTGCTGAAATTGACGACGTGGTGACCCTCGTCACACCGACCCATATCGTAGAGTCGCTTGACCTCCGTGGCCGTCAGGGCGACGTCATAGAGTTTGAAGTTGCTGAGATCCATTGGACCACCGTATACCGTACCCGAAGACTCTCTACCGAGGAAAAGATTACATGGTGAAGGGAAGTTTACAGTTGACAATGGATACAATGTGCCAGACATTGCCGCGAGTCCAACATCCACTCCGTTGATATACATCTTCGTAGTCGTTGATATCGGACCACCCGCGTGTGTCACAACGATGTGTGTCCATGTATTTTTGGGAATCGCGTACGACACACTCATATCTGAATTATAGAAAACTACATGCAGCTCACTATCCATTACGTAAAGTGTAGACGTCGTTAATTGTGCATAGGTACCAAGCGAATACACGGTCTGTGTGCCAGATATGGCCCGATTGTTAACCCATACGGACGCACTGTACACTCCACCTACGCCAGTTTGAAGGGCTACGTCTTGTTGAAAAACGTAATCATCTGTCCCATCAAACACCAACGCCTTTCCCGTCGCATCGTACGACGCTCCACCAAGCATCAACCCATCTAACCCCCTCCCCGACGTATCCCGAACCACCCCATTCTCCGTGGGGTTCGTCCAGGTGTTGTATTCCACCACGAGCCTGTCCCGTCGGGGCGTGGTGTCGTCCGCGTCGAGCGGTGGTCCTATTCGAGGCACCGTGAGGTTTTTGGTGAGTTTGAGTTCCCCGTCGTGGAGGGTGGATTGACCACGCTCCCGGGTGCCGAAGAGACGCCATTCACCCATGGATGTGAACGCACTCGCCGTTCCGGCATTCTCGCTATTATTTTTTGTTACCGAAATAGCAAACGACCTGTAAAAATCGCTAGTCTGTAATGTGTAATGGTTTTCGATATAGTATGCAGTAGCACTTGAATCCGTAAATGATTGCACGATCTCCCAATTTTCGCTTCTATTTTTACGCCCATAGACAGTAAAATCTCTCGGAAATTCGGCTTCGTAGTAAGTTGAGTCGGGGAAGGGAAGTAAAGAAAATTTCACCAATTTCACGTCGTATGGCAGCTCGAGTGTAAGGTATTCACCGGTCGGTGTGTTCGAACCCAGCTGTCTGGCACCTTCATAAACTCCTGTCGTGGTATTGTAATCATCACCGTCGTTATCGGAGCGCCAAAACAAGGCACCCGATTTAGTAAAGGCACACCACGCAACTCTACTGCTGCTATCTGCAATACTCGCACTCGCCTTAAAAACCCCATGCCCCTCCATGTACGTCTCATAGTCGGTCATCGCCCTCGGTGGGAACTCCCCCATTTCTTCAGCCTCGTCCATCACCGTCAAAGCCGCCTCCGGTTCCGTCGTCCCGATACCCACGTGTCCCCGGTACACGGAGACGGACGACGTCGCCCTCCCGAACAGGTCCTTTTGGGCGTCCCAGAGTTCGAGGGCTTGCTCCTCGTGGAGATACTTGTCGTAGACCCGGAAGTTCGCAACCTTACCGTCCAAGCCCTCGCCGACGCGGGCGACGATGTCGAGGTCTTCTTCGGTGCCGTAGAATTTCAGATCATGTAAATAGAAATAAGAACCACTCCACACCTTATCACATAAGAAGGTTATATATTTGTATGGTGTGTCAGAGTTTATATCAAACTCATTTTCGTCTATAGTATTTGAGGCACTTTCAAATGTACCAATTAAATCAAAGTTTGAGTTGTCGTTACTGCCGAACAGTTTTCCACTTTTAAAACGTCTGTCATCATTATTCATATTTCCAGTTGACCGAACGAATATATATTTCACTTCGATCTTATAGGGAAGTTCTAATGTTATCCACACACCTTGATGTGTTATAGAATTGGTATCAGTTATAGGATCGACTGAGTTCGATGCTCCGGTAGAACTTAATGTAGAACCGGTTGCCATCCAACGAGAAGTATCACTACCGTCGAAT